GATAGCTCACGAACGATAGCTCACGAACGATAGCTCACGAAAGATAGCTCACGAACGATAGCTCACGAAAGATAGCTCACGAACGATAGCTCACGAACGATAGCTCACGAAAGATAGCTCACGAAAGATAGCTCACGAACGATAAAAGACCGCTTATCATACTAATCCTGGGGCTTACTATTAAGTAACTTAACTTTTAGGAGAGTACTATGACCGATAAAGAGAAAGACAATAGCCTAAGAAGGCGAATGAAAATTGTTAGAGAACGCGAGCAATTCTGGAATGACAAATGGCATGCACTACTCCGACAGAGAGTAGAATTAGACTACGATGAAGAAAAGGAGACTAAAGATGACCCCAGCAGTTAAACAATGGATGAAGAAGTTCTACCGCAACGGCAGCAACGTACCATACCGCGCTGTTTCCAGCGTTCACTTCAATATCAACAGCCGCGCTACGATAGCGAAAGCTATTCAAGAACGCGCTGTTAACGGCATGATTGGTTCAATCGCGAGCGGTTGTACCTGTGATGGACTAAGCTATACCAATTCAGTTCTGACGCGAGTACCTAACGTGTTTCAAGAATGGAGCTATCGCGAAAAAGAGTATGAAAACGCTGACGGTCCAGTCAACTTCTACTTTTGTAAGCCCAAAGACTTACCCGAAGACGCCCGTATCTCACGTGACCTACACGCTGAGGCGGCGGGATACTAGAATTCCCTCCTAATAACTTGGGCGGTGGAGCAATTCGCCGCCCATCTTTTTACGCTAGCCTTGGATCTGATAGATCAGGCGTAAGTCAAGAAAAAAGGTGAGCTGTTACACCCACCCTTTTTACTGATCTTAAGCGTCAGAGACTAGAAGATAAAGCGGCGGCAGTTGGGTGGCATCAGGGTAACCCTCAACCACTTTGTACAACATACAACCCTTATGACACTTCTGCGTCTTCACATGACCCCTATGACACTCATCGCGAGTGTGGTATACTAGGAATTCATGCCACTCCCGATCCGGCGAATCATCCAGCACCCGTATGAGTTCATCTGGCTGATCGTTACTTACCTCCGGATCATGAATGTAGACTTCTTTATTTTCTACATTAAAGAGCTGTGTGAAGACAGTATTGAGTATCACTGATGAAGTTTCATGATACTCCGCATCTTTTACCCAGTTTACTGATTTAACCACTTTAATACCCTCCTGTTAAAATTAACTTACCCCTAATTATAAAACGGGCGAGTTTAAAACACCCGCCCGTTTTACTGGTCTTTATCTTATTTAGTGTCAGGTGGTGGGTACACCAGCTCACAATAATTAGTCAAGTCAAAAACTTGATGGTCATGAGTTATACCATTTACCTCGTCAATAACACCGACGTTGAGGTAAACGGCATTAGGGTCAAGTTTTACACCCTGCTCATAATGAGGATCATCGAACCGACCCTTAGTAACAAGGAACTCATAAGAGAACCCATCAATGACCTCCGTACGGGTCATCATTTTTACAACATCTTCTAAGCATCTTTGATTTACCGCTTCTGACATTTAATAGCCCTCCTGTTAGTTAACTTACTTTTAAGTATAAAACGGGCGAGTTTAAAACACCCGCCCGTTTTACTGGTACTTACTCTTCTACATTTATTATGAGATTACTTTATAGCCATCCGTAAGGGCTATAGTGTGCATTGATATAGTAGTTTGATCCAACAGTAGTGGATCAACAGTGGCGTCCGATTTTGTTATAGACAAATAAAGCTGGTTTGGATCTTGAGAGGCGTTATGACTAACGCCATTTGCATCTTGGCTACAGCTAAAATTAAAGTGATCTGCACCCGTAGTTACTATAAAGTTATAGATGTGGCCATTTATTGGGCCAGTTGCAACATCCAATATAACATTTTTATTAGTAGACATGGTATTACCCCTTTAGCTAGTTAAATTTATTTACCTTTAAAGTATAAAACGGGCGAGTTTAAAACACCCGCCCGTTTTACTGGTTTTACTCAACTACAATGTTTACACCACCATCATGGGCTACCGTAATCTTAAGTGTTATAGTTATATCTTTAACACTTTTATGGTGCATACTTGACTGAGGTCTATATACACCTCTGTTACGCCGTTTAATTGGGTAGGGAGTTTTTGTCTGTTGACAATACCTCTTTAAAACATGTTGAACTGTTGACGGGTACCACGGCCCACCCCGAGCCGTAGGTAGCCCCATATCATTAAGGTGGCTGGCCATTTCTTTAAATGTAGGGGCCGTATCATAGTGCTTTGCCTTATACTGCTTTATAAATTGTAGCGTGATTTCAGCTACTTTATGATTACGCATTTGTTTAACCCTCTCTTGTTAATTAACTTACCCCTTATTTTAAAGGTACACGTTTAATACCACTAGGCTCTTTTACTGGTCTTTATCCAGTGCGCTTATCGCCATCCGCTAACCCTTATCCAGTGCGGGTTTGGGGATCTAGGATAACGCACTGGAGTTTGGCCAGATCTGGCAGATGTTATTTATGGTGGGGTAGGGTATGGTAAGGGAAGGTAAGAAAAAGATCTCCAAGATCTATCAGATCTAAGCGACGACAGCGACGACAACGACAGCGACGTGCAAAAAAAGTCCCGCCGAAGCGGGACGAGTTGTAACATAAACAGGGAGGTTTATGAAACCGACAAGGTGACGAAGGACGTACCATAAAATTTAGAGGTACGGGAATAACCACCCGCAAGAGCTGCGGATAAGTCCCGGTGTCCACCACCTAAAACCGTGGCCGACTTTATAAAGTCAGTAGCCACTAAAATGCCCGACCCCAGGTTAGCGTTGATTTCAAAACGCTTGCCCGACTGACGCCGGAGGTAAGGAGGGATAGCACCGTCTTCAATCGGCTTAGTCACCGCGCTAGGATTAGCGGCGAGAAATGCCTTAACGGAGGTATCCTGTTGAGATTCGGTCATTTCCAAGAAATCTGGGGTGACCTCGAAAGTTGAGTTTGAGTTTTTAGTCATTGGTCTTTCTTCCTTTCTTTGACTATCCATTAAGGGATAACCCCTTAACTATCACCATTATACTAAACCACGCCGTGGGAGTAAAGGGTTTATTTATCCTACTTTATCGTCCTGAACTTGAACTGGTTTTGGTTTGTCGTCACCTATGCATGTCATCAGTCTAGCCCAGTCATATGGGTGCTCGATCTTGGCCATCGGAACGATCTCACTGATCTTGTTGTCTTTAAGCGACTTGACTTGAAATCCGGAAAATAGATATAGGGGATCCCTCCCTCCTCCCCTTGCCAAGATGTAAGAGCGACCACCATGCCGTGATCTGGTAAGATGCCAAGCGATTTGATGAGGCGACAACTTAATCCTGTTATTTTTCGTTACTTTGAGTTCTATCCAAAACTCGCCAAAACTGGCACAACCATTAAGATCCGGAACTCCAGGCGACGCCCATGACTCAATCCGAGTCCAGTGAACATCCGTAACCCCATCCCGTAACGCATGCCAAAACCGAGATTCAGGCTTTGCTGACATCTTTAAATTCACCATCAACGACAGAACTTAGTGTACCACTTGACTCATTATCTAACTGATGTAAGCGACTGATAAGATCTTCTTTAGACATTGCATTGATGTGAGCATGTAGGATTTCTTTCCGATCAACATAGAGACCGCCAACTTGACCACGATGTTTTTCTGCAGAGATCGCAGCACTGAACTGGTTGTTCGCGACAGCGCGATCACGTAAATCACCAAGATCTTTAAGGTGACCTGTGTATGTGACCTCGTATTTCTTATTTAGTTCTTGTCTGAGTTCATTAATATAAAGAGCGACATGAGGAAACTTTCCGATATCAAGAAGTTCTGATGCTCTGACTTTGGCCGAGCTTTCAGCATATCCGGCGCGTCGAGCCGCCTCCGCATTTGAGCAACGACCTAAAACGATTTCTTCAGAGAATTTCCTTTGACGAGGAGTTAGCGGTCGCGTAAGAACAGGGTTGATCACATCAGTCTTTCTTCGGGGCATTTTTCACCTCCCCTATAATATACATCAAGGAAAAATAAAAGACAACAACTTTGATCATCACGACATGGTGATACACATATTGGTACTGACTTGCCAATAAGTACCAATAGGAACTACCAATATATAATAAACGACCATAATTCAAGGACTTAGCTACTCGCATATTGGAATATTGGTAAAACCTCTCCCAAAATTTTTTAAGAGCTACAACTTCTCGAGTTCTATATATAGAACAACCAATAATAAGGAGAAAGGATTAGAGGGGCAAGTGAGGGTATTTTCCTAGGACTGGGCTTGCCCCTCTTTGGGTCAGGATTTCCTTAGATAACCCTGTTAACTTCCAGTCGAGGAATCTAAAAGTTCGGTCACATGATTGACAACTTCTCGAGTTCGCCCTCCAATGTGCCAATTGTAGGGAGCCAATGGCGTTTCGGTTTCTTTCCAATCATAGACGGTAGCTACATGAAGGTTATCGTCGGAATCAACGACTTCAAGCCACCACTCTACAGTAGTTTTGTCACCATTAAACAGGCACGGTTCCCCTAATACCTCTACTAGATGGTCATAGGTTGTATGAACAGTACCCATGAACGACGTACCATTCGCATTTATATCGCCTGAGACTTCAAAATTTACCATAATTTACCCCATCAATATAATTTTTGAACTCTTGGAACGAAGGGTGGTGGTAGGGACCCCAAGGCCCAGAAATTGTTTCACCATCCGGCGTATGAATTTCGTGCCAGATTTTAATATTATCTGGCTCACGGTCTTCCCAGGGTTCGTAGCTATATTTCTCGTATGAATATACAACAAAAGAAGCAGGATTACGTGTAGTCATTTGACCCTCCTAATACCAACATGTATAAAAAACTGGCCTACCGTTGTCGATTTCTTCTAGCGCCCAGTCACAAAATTCCAGGTCGGTTTCTTTATAGTCACTAGCTGATTCAACCTGAAACTGGTGCCCATAGAAAAAACCTCCAGGAGATTTAGGTAAGTCATCACCTTTGATCAGAGCCTGGAGTTGCTCTATATCGTTACGCTCAAGCTCCAAGTTTTGGCAGTTGAATTCTTTTTTGTTGCCTTGTTTTTGGTACCAGAGCATTTCCATAAATGCCTGAAGTTTGGCATGTTTACGCCAATAGAACT